GCCGAATACAACTCGGTTGGGAAGGAACATTACATCGTCGAAATCAGAGATAGAACTGTCTCTGTGTCCATAGGCGATTGCGACTTGCTGACCAGCTGCACCAAAAGCGACCTTCACCTCCATACTCTTGAAGTAAACCTCTCCTTTCTGTAGAATCCAATCCTGCAACATCTTCTCAAAAGCTAACGTCAAACATTGTTTTCCATCGAATTTTATAGCGAAACTGAACACGAACTCCCTCTCAGTACGAACTGCCAACCTAGCCTCGCTAGTATCGGCAATAACGTCACGGATTTCACTGGTAACTTGAGCCATCGAATAGTGCAAAGAACGGATCAAACTCGCCCCGAGTATATTGGGATTCACTAGCCTGAAAGGTATCATCCTTACTCAGTGCCATAGCGAAATCAAGATCCAGAACTAACTGATGCACATATTCTGCGTCATGCTCCATCCATCCAATGTCTCTTGAAAAGTCCACTTTTCTATTCACGCCTAGATCACGGCGTAAATTGAATATCTTAGTGGTTAAGACTTGATGTGCTTGAAACAGTGATTCATCGTTGAAAAGATCAAAGATCTCATCTTTCAAACGATAGATGGTTAGGAAATCCAAAAAGTAACCGTCAATCACGTCTCGGGCTCTGCCCATAGACGTCGCACCCAACAATCGTTTCAAAAGAATGCGCGGGTCTTTGAAAGTACGACCCTTCCTCTCCAAGAATGAACAAAACGAACCTGTGTCACTTTCTTTGTACTTTTCCACACAGTGGTCAAGATACTCAAAATTCACCCAGGTCTGCCGAATCGGATAATGATCGTAAAGGAGAATGTCATCTCCAGCAACCTTAATGGGACTCCCTCTAGGAATCGCATACTTGGTCACAGTTCTGGCCAACATGAACATAGTGTTGAAAAGGAATGTGAAAATCTCTCCGGAAAAACGCATCAAGCCAAAATGAATGGTGTCAGTGTGGAAATTGAACTTGTCTTCCACATAATCCCGAACCAGCTCTGCTGGTGTACAGAAATGCTCCATGATCTCAACTTCAAGTTGCAAAGAACCGCCTCTTTCACTACTATCTAGAGCAGTGATATCCAACTCAGTGTAACGTTCACACTTTGAGCCAAACTTCTGAGTCCAAGCGGCAAGATCCTCGAAACTCTTCTTGACATGAATATAAACATTCTCGGGCGAATGCCTCAAAATCTGCTCCAAAAGGTAAATACCATAAGGACCAAATTTGAAGATATACTCATCGCTTCTAACCAATAGGGTCTGTAATGGTTTAGCTACTGCTGGGATCAAATCCTTCAGCTTCCATTGCGACTTAGCCGTCAAACGATCTACGTAATCAGGATCTGCCCTAGGCATGCTTGCTTTCTGCAACTCCTCACTTCTACCAGCTCTTCTGTCAAAGAAAATTGCCTCACACTCTTCGTAAAGATCCTTGTCAAAAGGAATGGGATTCTTCCAATCCATGAAGTCACTCAAACGATTGAACATCTCACTACCAAAACAACCCTCAACTTGGAATTCTCGAACGTTAGCCTCTTTCGATTGCCGCCTGACTCGTTGACTCAGTCCAGCAGCAAATGAAACACTGTCCGTACTCTTTTGCAACTGACCGTAATTGACATATTTCGGATCAGTGTAAAGAGGGTTCTTGCCTTTGCGTGTTTTTGAGAGATAGGAATTCAAAGCTTTATCTGCTTCCTTTCTAGGAATGCCAGGGAAAAGTTTATTCCTCAACTTGACTCTCTGCTCTGCAGCATCGCGACGCAACAAGAACTCATCAGGGGCTTGCTCACTCCAACCACCCTTCCAGATCTCTCTCTCCATTCTCTCCCGCACATCTGCATCAAATGACTCGATAACTTCTCTCTCTTCAGCGATTGGAATACTGGTTATTGGTTCCACCAGATCGGGAAAAGGTTCAACAACTTGCTCTTCTCTGATTTTCTCGTAGATTGGCTCTCCAAAACGAACGGCCATCATAGGTTGATCTTGATAAAACGGTTGATCGTCAAGCATTCGATAACCGCCTCGGTCTATCGAATCAAACGGACTCACCCACCTTTCAAAATTGACATAAGGTAGGAGCGGCTCAACGAAATCACGATTCAGGCACTTCTCAGGGTCACCAGCCAAAACAACATCCACCTCTTGACCTAAACCTCCTTGTCTGGTTCTGAAATCGTAACTTCTCTCCGCAGTAGGTTGCAAAACACCTGCTGGATCCTTAGGATACTGATCAAACAAGCGACTGAAGAAAGGATGACAAGCCAAGGCGTAATCATTGGCTGTGTTTGGCAAGAAATTTTTGATAACAATTATTCTTGGTGAACGCGTGAATATATTGTTCAAAATGTCATCCGAAACAACTCCTAGAGCTGTTGCATCGATCACTACCACCATCAACGGCACCGTCAAACCCTGCATAGCTGTGTACGTCTCATTTTCGTTGTTATTCAGTGAATCTGCCATCGCTACTCTTGCTCTTGCTGGGAAAGCCACGTACATCCCCTTGAACCACGCTCTCAACTCCTGCTCATCAACTCTCGGATAGACCCTCTTCAAATCCTGCCAACTCGTAGGGATCGTTCTGTCGAAATGAATTCCCCCGTAAGGGAATGACTGGAAAACTGGTATTCGAAGGAAGTTCCCTATTTCAGGACCGAACCTTCTACTTCCAACCATGTATCTCCGACTGAAAGGTGTCATGTGTTCTCCATTCGTGGGCAATAAATTGAGTGGTGAATCCTTTTCAGGATCATGCCACTTGCCTTGAAATCGATCACACATGAATAGAACAAACTCAACGTTGTTTTTCAACAGACAATATGCGTCAATGAAGCCACTTGGGTACTTGTCTTCGTCGAATACAATCACTTGAGCACCTCCAGTCTTGGCCAAGCACCTTTCATAAGTATCACACCTACTACTAGGTTGGCCCTTGCCAGTCTTTGGATCCTTGTCTTGAACACGCAACTTCGCCGAAATGTCCTCCTTAGCCACGTTAGTAGCACAGATGACTTGAACGGCTGGGGTCTTGATGTAGTCACGCATCACTGTCCAAATCGGGTGAGATTTTGCACTTCCAGGGTCTCCCTCAATCAATGCCAACTTCACGGTCTTTCCATCACGGCCTCTCATCCCTGCCAATTCCTCCCATGCTTTGATTTTCTGTGAATTTGCTGGATTCTGTCCAAGTAAACCGCCTTTGCCAACGTAAAGAGCACGCAAGTAAGCTTCTGCACGCTTCATGTTCACGGGGTAATCGACCCAAACAACTGAAGGAACGTTGTTAAGGTCCGTAAGTAAACGCCCCATCACACTCCGCTTAGCATACTGCAAACCGACGTCACGTATCAGCGGTAAAACTCGATATCGCTTGTCATAAATGAAATGACCTGCCACAATGGTCAAAGGTATACACTGACCATTCTTCACACCGTAATGTGATATGCGACTGTTGACTGCGACTCGGAAATTCACTCTGAAATGACAACCCAAAACCTCCAAAGCTCGAACGGAATACTGCTCACACCAAGTCACGACTTCATTCGCGGGAACACACCTTGCGATAATCAGAGCCAAGATCGTCTTGCTAGCCTTGAGATTACTCTTGACAGCGCTCAGCAAACAATCATTCTTTGGATACGTCAGTGTGCTCGGGTATTGCTTGATCGGATAGAAAGGCACTTCATGCCACCTCTGACCTTGACTGTCTGGGTACAATGCATCCCAAACTGCACTAGGCTTCAGATTGATCATCGGCATGACCGGAGCTGGCGTCTTCAACGCTTTTTCGAAAAGCTCCTGAGCTGCTTTCCAACTCTTGACTGACTGCGTATCATCCAAATTGTCTCGCATCGGTGGTAGCATGAACTCTCTTCTTTTCCTCAACTCATCGGCCTTCGCCACTGCTGCCTCAGTTCTTTTTGTAATTTTGTCTAGATTTTTTGTGACAACTCCACGCTTGTTCTCTTGCTGATCCTCATCATCGGCTTCCTCTTCTCTTGCGACTCCCTTGCCTTTCAACTCTCTAGGTATATTTACAATGCTGCTGACTGATAGACTCGAAACACTCGGACTGGAAAGATTGGGTATATTTGTTTTTCCACGATTTTCAATTTTCGTACGAACTGCGATAACACTGCCTGAATCATCTTTTATGCTTTTGTATTGTTTTGAAGATTTTGATATTTTAGAATCACTCGGTTCTGAAAAAGATACACATCTAGGATCCGGAACTTCTTGATCGCCCAACCGCCAAATCAGACCACGACTAGAATGCTGAACAGAATATTGTACATTGTCTACGACTCTCCAAACCACGTTCAACTTGTTTTTCTTTGGCTTCTCCGTGTAAACGGATAGACCTTTCGTATTTTCATCAATCCCTTGCAAAACGGAACTCGAACCATTGGACACCAAACGTAAACCCTCTTCGGACTCGTAACCTCCTGGTTCTGGACTCATCTTCTCCAACGCTGATCTGATGTTGACGTAATTGTCGTACAGGGCATCCTTGACTTGCCCCACACTTTGACCATCGAAACTCGTGATTGGTGTTGCATCCAAGATTTCTCTCGAACGCTCACAAATGTTGCAAATACACGCTGGATCAGGCATGTGCTTGTCACAAGTAACGTCAGTACATCTGTCAGAGATGATGGATGAACAGGTTGCCTGAGAAGTTCTCTCTCTTGGCATGAGATTGTCCATACTCCCTCGTGGGGCTCCGTGAGGAGCTGGACACTCAAGACGTTGTTCCACAGTAAGCATTGCTTCGTCATGTATTCTTAACATACGGTGCGCTGCTTTGAAATCCATCGCCTGAGCCGTCATCACGTGTTCGGCAGTCTTGAAACGTATCGTCTTGTAAGTCAAAGCCGGGAAAGATTCCTGAATTCGAACTATTCCATCTTCTTCCAATCTCACTTCAACATCCCACTCCCACTTAGGATCTCCTTTGACCATCTTGCGAATCCACCACTTCAACTCTTTCCACATACTTGCTCTCGACTCCTTTGGAACCTCCCAGTGCCACTTGAAAACAGATGGGTCACCCTCGTTGTTCTCCAGAATAACATCGACCTTGTCTATAATGGTCATGCTCGGACTCTCTTCAAGAATCTGATACCATCGGTCTGTGTATTTTCCTTTGAACTCCTGCCTCAGCCATTTCTTGAAACGATCAGTTGTATTGTATTTGATCTTTCCCAAGAAACTGTCATAGTACTTTGAGTGCAAATCGTCTAATGGGTCATGTTTCAGGATCTCACGAATGACTTTTACAGTCAAATCTTGAGTGAGAATAGGGAACTTGATAAGTTCCGTCTTGACCAACTGGCGTATTTTCGCATGCATGTTGGCATCCTTAGCATTTGCTAGACTCTTCGCGTACATGATCAGCTTCCTCATCATAATAGCTGACATAGGTTCGTGATCGGGCATCCCTCGTAACACCTTAGGCAACATCTCAAAAGGATCTGAACGTAAAGCGACTCCATGCTCTCCTGGCAACTCGTAACGCGTAATGATCTGCACATGACTGTTTAGATCACTATGAACAATGGAACAATTGAGTTTAACACGTCGATCTTGAGTACTGATAGACCGAGCTAACAACAAGCTGGGATCTGCTGGCTGTTCGTAAGTGTGTTCATAATGCTCCTCAGGTGTGTAATACAACATGTCACCCTTGATAGTATACTCGTAAACCCTGGGTTCTGGGGAATACTTACTATACAAACTTGCCAAAGGGAAAACATGTGTTAAGATCAACACCCGAAGATCAGGATTCGAAACGAAAGCACCCATAACATTTGAGGGCGTAAGGAAATGACCGTTGTCATGCCACAATGCGTAAGGGGTTTTGATCTCATCCAACTTGAACACTGAATCACTCAAAGTCTCCAATGCGTACCGGCCAATATCTTTCGGTTCCATCAGATTGTTCACCAACTTCATCTCATGCGTCACGACCTCCGACAACTCCTCGAACTTGTTCTGCGCCATCCAAGAAACTGTGCACGGACCTTGAATCAACTTCGGGAAAACCTCGTGTATTTGACGATTCCTCAAAGCAGCGTGAATAGGATGCCTATGACTCACTGCTTGCAAATTGGAATAAGGTAACCCAAGCCTATCAGCACACTCCTCATTGTGTACGGGTATCTGGAAAGGACATATTTTGTTTTTCTGACCTGCCGCTTCACGAACACTGTCCGTGAAATAGTTCTCGACAACTTGAATGTTCTCAGGAAATACCATGTTTGACCTTGCTGTGTCAATACCACTCTTCCCGAGAATGAGATCAGGTTTTTGCTCATCCACGTAAGTACACAAAGCTGACCAAAACTCAGTCCACTGATACAATGTGGTTGATTTGCCCATTTTCTCGATATTTTCCACGGATGCTGAACATTCCTCACGATCACTTGCTGACAAAACGGTTTGAATGTGCCAATCTCCATCGGCTTCAACGGTAACAACTATCCACACAATCTCCTCACCATCACGACTGATCACTGGACTAGAGCAAACGAAATCCCATGTTTCATCATCGATAGATTCATAAAACTTGACCAACTGAGATATCGTCACTCTTTTTGGATCGGGAAAAAGATCATCCCCGAAAAAGTAAGTCAGGAAAAGTCTTTCCCAACAATTGCCAGGACCACCAACAAAAGGGTCTGCTACAGTTGGAGCTGATTCAGCTACTACAACTTCATCGAAACCGAAACGACGGAGCTCTGGAGCTACAACGTCCAAACCAACGCTCACACAACCTTCCAACACGAAATCGACAATCTCATCGGTAATAGCCTCGAACTCATCCACACTGATTGGGTTTTCTAAACTGCCTTCAGAGTATCCACGAACCTCGTGATCCTTGTAGACGAAATATAAACGGTGAATGACCTCGTTCATACTATAACGTCCGTCACGCAATTCCACATGCAACAAACCGGGACCACTCTGGAAAATGGTCAAATGATCACCACGATTGAACCAAGAACGCTCTGGAATACGATTCACCAACTCTTCAAGTGTTGGGGCCCCGTTAGGGAAAATTGCCCGCACTTTTGAACGGTAAGCACGTTTGAACATTCGTAGGTAACATTGGTTCTCCTTGATTATCCGGTTTCCTCCGCGTTTTGACTTATGCAAAGGTTTTTCTGGACCACCATTGGGACAGCTTGGGATTTTAGTCGAATCACACAAGACAACAATCCAATCATCGGAAATTCTTTCTTCTTGCTTAGGTAACACTCGTCTCGGGGTTTCAACATCACCGTTAGGACAGCTAGGGATAGGTTTAGTGATCAGAACAACAGTCCAATCATCTGATATACCAGTATTTTCCTCAAGCTTAACGGGTTCGATATTCTTAAGTAAGGGATGACAATCCTCACAAAAGTTGTCGAAAAGAGTTTTGACATGCTTCTTACAAGTCACACATCTTGAACATTTGTTGCAAACAGCTTTCCCATTCTCCATCCGTTGATGAGAAAGGGGTTGTTGGCAATGATAACATCGTCCTCGATATCGACACCATCGCATTACTACGTTCTCCAGAACTACAGTCTGAAGTAGAGTATCATGATGACGATTATGTACGCGGTTTAAAAACCGACGTAAGCGTAAGCGTAGATTAAACATCGTTCTAAGAGACACTTGTTTTTCGATCATGGTAGATAATATCCACCTCATCCTCGCAACTCGATCAATCTCGGAAGTACACTCCTCACAGAAAGTTTCCAGACCATCACCGCTACCAGGTACAATTGGGTTTTCACACCCTTGATAACCACACTCATCTAATGAAAGAATGTAAGCTTGGAACCGTTGAACCGAACCAAAGAAGAATTTTCCCTCGTTAGCAACATGGCGGTTGCTACTGGCGACAGCTCTATGAGTGCCGCACTCAGCGCACCAATCACCGAGGAATTTAACTCTACCATGGGTTCGAATCGTACATGGGACACACCACCATACTTCGGGGGGACCCTGTTCTCCACTGACATAACCTTCACAATGAATCGGGCTCTTGTGAAAGAAGCCACTCTCATGTGGGTTGTACTCACAGTAACAGAGATGACCAGTCTCTTTGTGTTTAGAGGTGTACCACCTACGGGTCAAGTAGGAGGCAGGCATCATATACACGTG